CCCGCCCAGACGGCGCGGTTGCCATAGGGCCGCGCCGCCTCGATGGCGAAGTCGGTCCACTCGACCAGGCTGTCGCAGCCGCAGGCGATCATGTCGTTGAACTTGAACGCCGAGAGGCTGTCGTCGACGAAGTCGCACAGGAACAGATTGGCGAACTCGTCGGGCGCGTACTCGTCGCGCAGTTCCTCGATATCGAAGAGATCGCAGCCGCCAGCCTCGGCATCCTCGATATTGACGATGTGGCGCCAGACCCGGTCCGCCCCGACGCTGCCGGCCGCCGCGAGCGCGGCGTGGCTGACGTCGATCTCGATCCGGTCTTCCTTCTTGCGCCGGCGGTTGCGGCGCTCGCCGGTCCAGTACGGATAGGCCGGGTGGGCGATGCTGGACGGCGTCGAGAAGTAGGTTTTGCGCCACTTCTTGTGCGTCGCCATGCCCGAGGCGACCTTGTTGAGTTCCTCGAACGAGTGAACCCAGAAGAACTCGTCGAAGTAGAAATTACCGTGCCGGCCCTGCGCGGTGCGGAAGTTCGTGCCGAGGAAGTGCATCTCGGCCGCCGCCTCTTCGGCCGGCCGCAGGTCCGAGGTGATGAGCATCGGATCGCCGGTCAGCGCGACGCCCACCAGCTTGGCGAAGCTGACGATGTAAGAGCGGAACTGGTGGGCCTGCGCCTTGGAGGCTGACAGAAAGATCTGGTTGCGGCCGGTCTCGATGGCGTCGATCAGCGCCTCGAACGCGAAGTAGTACGTCGCGCCGATCTGGCGCGACTTCAGGATCATGCGGGTGCGCTGGCTCAGCGCGTTCCACCACGTCAGCTGGTAGTCGTAGAGGCCTTCCAGGAAGATGCGCTTGAGTTCGGCCGCCTGCTCGGCCGTGAAGTGGTTCTTCTTCGGCGCCTTGCGCGGCCCGGCATTACGGTTGCCGACCTTTTTGTTGAGGTCACCGGTATGGCCGCCGGGCTCCTCGTAGCGGCGCACCCGCGCGAGGCTCTCGATCTGGCGGCTGAGCGCGTCCATCTCGACGAGATCGCCGCTGGTCTTCTTCTCCTTGGCGATCAGGGTCAGCAGCCGGATCTCCAGCCCGTCTTCGATCTTCTGGATCGAGGGCGCCTCGTCCCATTTGTCGCGCTGCTTCCACGCGGCGATCGTCGCGCGCGGGATCGGCCCGCCGGTGTCGCCCGTGACGCCGTGCAGCGCGATTTCGTCGGCGATCTGCTGGATGCCCCACCCGCGCCAGTACAGGCTGCGGGCGTGGCGGCGCGGGTCGAACTGCCATGCGGCTGAAGGCGCGCCGGGCTGGGGAAGGAATGGGCCGGTCATGGCGCGACCATGGCGCGCGCTTTCCGCCCCGATCACCGCCGTCCATTTCGCTGAACGCTAAGCGAAATGCATGCCCTTGAGAGATCGCCTCGGACCGTCCCTTTCTGGCTGCAACACGCCGCCGAACCTCAAGGGAACCGGACCGATCATGGCCAAGAGCAAGTTTTTCCGCGTCGCCGTCGAAGGCCCCACCGTCGATGGCCGCGTCATCGAGCGGGAAATGCTGGTGCAGAGCGCTGCCAGCTATGCGCCCGCGACATATGCAGCCCGCATCAACTGCGAGCACATCGCCGGCTACAGCCCCGACAAGCCCTTCAATGCTTACGGCACCGTGCTCTCGCTCAAGACCGAGGAAGTCGACCTCGTCGTCAACGGCGCGACGAAGAAGCTGCTCAGCCTGGTCGCCGAGATCGACGCCAACGACCAGCTGATCGCCCTCAACAAGGCCGGGCAGAAGCTGTTCACCAGCTGCGAAATCCATCCCAACTTCGCCGGCGAGGGCAAGGCCTATCTGGTCGGCCTCGCCATTACCGACAGCCCCGCCTCGCTCGGCACCGAGCCGCTCAAGTTCGCGGTTCAGTCCCGCCCCAACGTCTTCTCGTCGGCTTACGAGACGTCGATCGAGATCGAGCCCCTGCTCGATGGCGCGACGATCGCCGAGGCAACCAAGTCCGGCATGATCGCGGCCTTCACCTCGTTCTTCAAAGCCGACAAGCCGAAGGAACTGGTCACGCCGCCGACGCCGCCTGCACCGGCGAATGACAACGCCTTCGACGTGGAGCGCTTTGCCGCCGTCATGGGCGAGCAGGTTGCCGCCGCCGTGAAGCCCTCGAACGACGCTGTCGCTGCGCTCGGCGCCCGCTTCGATGCGCTGGAGGCCAAGCTGGCGACCACCGAGCAGCCCCGCAGCTTCAAGCGCGCTCCGGCCGCCGGCGGCAAGGGCACCGTCGTCACCGACTGCTGATCCGGCCTGCTTTCCAGACCTGCCTCTACGCCTCCCGCGTCCCCTTAGGAGCCTTCGCCAATGCGCAACGAAACCCGCCTGCTGTTCAATGCCTACGTCAGCCAGATCGCGCTGCTGAACGGCGTGGACAGCGCCACCGTCAAGTTCAGCGTTGCCCCCGTCGTCGAGCAGAAGCTGGAAGAGAAGATCCAGGAGACGAGCGACTTCCTCTCGCAGATCAACGTCGTGGGTGTCCCCGCGCAGCAGGGCGAGAAGGTCGGCGTCACCGTCACCCGTCCGCTGGCGAGCCGCACCAACACCGGCGCTGGCAACCGCCGCACGCCCGGCGACCCGACCGACACCACGGACGATGGCGGCTACCACTGCCGCCAGACCAACTTCGATCACGCGATCAAGTACGCGAAGCTCGACGCCTGGCGCCACAAGCCGGAATTCCAGACGCTGCTGCGCGACGTGATCCTGAAGCAGCAGGGCCGCGACCGCATCATGATCGGCTTCAACGGCACCTCGATCGCGCCGCAGACCGACCGCGCCGCCAATCCGCTGCTGCAGGACGTCAACGAAGGCTGGCTGCACAAGATCCGCACCCATGCCGCGAACCGCGTGCTCGACGACGGTGAACTGAGCACGGCGCCCGCCAAGGCCGTCTACGTCGCTGCCGGTGTCGAAGTGGTCGACGGCGATGCCACCAACGTCGACACGGCCGAGGCCGACTATGCCAACCTCGATGCGCTGGCGTTCGATGCACTCGACCTGCTCGATCCCTGGCACCGCAGCGATACCGATCTCGTCGTCATCGTGGGCTGGTCGCTGGTCAAGGACAAGTACCTCAACCTGCTGCAGGCCGCCGGTGACGCTGCCCAAGCAGCTGGCCGGCAAGCGCGCCGTCATCGTGCCGTTCTTCCCGGAAGACGCGCTGCTGGTCACCAGCCTCGATAACCTCTCGGTCTACTGGCAGGAGGAAACCCGCCGCCGCCAGGTCAAGGACGAGCCCGCGCTCGACCAGATCGAGAACTACGAATCCGTGAACGAGGATTACGTGGTCGAGGACTACGGCCGCTGCGCGCTCATCGAGAACGTCGTCATGGGCAAGAAGCCGGCCTGATCCCGGCTCTCGCCCCCCGAAACCGCCCCGCCCACAGGACAACGCCATGAGCCTAGCTCGCCGTAAACGCGATCGCATTCTCGCTGCCCAGACCATCATCGCAGCGCAGACGATCCACATGGGCGTTGCCCCGTTGCGCGGGGCGGCCCTCGCCTCCGCTGCTGCCCTCTCCCCGGCAGCGGGGGCGAATAGTTCTTCGCCGGCCGCCCGAGCCGCCGCGCAGATCGGCCTGCGCCTGACCCACGACCTGCGCCGCCTGAAAGAAATCCGCTCGATCGACCGCAAGATCGAGGCCAAGCGCGAGATGCTGCCCGAATACCGGTCGTGGGTCGAAGGCGTCATGACTGCCGATGCCGGCGTCGGCGCCGGCGTGGCCGGTGACGTGGTGCCCACCTACATGGTGTGGCTGCTCGACACCGGCGCCTACATGGCCGCGCTCGATGTTGCCGAGTTCCTGCTTCGCCACCGCGTGGAAATGCCCAAGCGCTACGCCCGCGACGTGCCGACCATCGTGGTCGAACTGGTAGCGGACGCTGCCGCCAAGTCTCAGAACGCCGGCCAATCGTTCGATCCGGCCGTGCTCGACACTGCGGAGCATCTCACAGCCGGCTGCGACATCCACGATGAAGTGCGCGCCAAGCTGCTGAAGGCCATCGGCATCGAGCAGCTGCGCAAGGCCGAGGAGATGCCGGCGGAAGACAGCCGCATCGTTCTCGAAAGCACCCTCGTCCACCTTCGCGAAGCCCAGCGCCTGCACGACCGCGTCGGCGTGAAGGATCGCGTCAAGCGCGCCGAAAAGCTGCTGGCCGCCGTCACGCCGCCTCCAGTCGACACGAATACCGAACAGCGCGGCCCGGCCGCCTGACAAGCTCGCCCCCGGCGCTCAGGGGCGGATCGCGCGATGCGGGAGGCCTTCGGGCCGCAGGGCCGCATCTCCCCGATCCTCACCCCTGTTAGCCGGCGGCGCCGGCGTGAACCCGAGGCTCTGCAATGTCCTTCGTCGCCCTTCCCCCGTCCGCCGATGCCGAGCAGCCGCCGGCGGCCGAGACGCCGATCGTCAACGACGGCTTCTTCCCCGACATCGAGCCCGCCGCCGTGCGCGAGGCCGCGAGGATCCCGACCAGCATCACGCCCGCCCGCCTGCGCGCTGCGATCCTCGGGGCCGTGATGACGGTGGCATACGACCTGCGCATCTTAGCCGAGCGGTCGATCGCTGACGGCCTGGCCACGCTCGCGGCGATCCCGGCCCCGCAGCTGGACGGCACGAGCGTCCAGCTGATCCGCTACAACCGCGCCGTCGCTCTCTACGCGAAGGCGGAACTGATCGAGCGCCACCGGGACTTCGACACTACGTCGGCCGGCGGCAACGACGCCCAGGAACTCACGCCCACCATCGGTGAACTGCGCCGCGATGCGCTGCATGCCGTGCGCGACATCCTCGGCAAGTCCCGCACCACGATCGAACTGATCTGATGGCGGCCGAGCAGCGCCTGACCGCGAAACAGGGCGACAAGCTGGACCAGCTGCTCTGGCGCGATGCCGGCCTCGGGCCGGGCGAGATCACGCGCGTGCTCGATGCGAACCCCGGCCTCGCGGATCTCGGCACCATCCTTCCCCTCGGCACCGCCGTCATCGTCCCGGCGACCGCCACTCAGGAGGGCAACGCCAACCGCGTCCTGCCCCTCGTCCAACTCTGGAGCTGATCCCATGGACTTGCGCACCATCTTCCACTTCGCGTCCGAGCACTGCGCCGAACTGGTCGGCTCGCTCACCCCGTCGCTGATCGGCTCGGCCGTTGCCCAGGCATGGAAGCCGGCGATGTCCTGGCGCGATCGGATGCTCCAGTGGGTCGTCGGCTCGACGGTCAGCTACTACGCCACGCTCGCGATCGTCGCCGTCACCGACTGGAACGGCTTCGTGGCGCAGTCGATCGCTTTCGGCATCGCCCTCCTCGCGTTCGATGCCACCCCGCGCGTCGTCAAGGCAGCGATCGACACCCTCGTCTCCATCCCCGGCCGCATCGCCGACCGCTTCCTCCCCAAGAAAGGCTGATCGCATGGCAACGCTCGCCAGCTTCAAGAACAAGTCGCGTCAGATCGGCGCCGCCGCCCTGACCATCATCGGCGCGGCCATCGCGCTCGAAGGCGGCTACGTGAACCACAAGGCCGATCCCGGCGGAGAAACCAACATGGGCGTCACCGCGCAGGTCGCGCGCGAGAACGGCTACACCGGCCCGATGCGTGACCTGCCGCGTGAAGTCGCGGAGAGCATCTATTACGACCACTATCTGGTCGACCCGGGCCTTGCGCCGCTGATCTCGATCGATGCCGCGGTTACCGAGGAACTGTTCGACACGGCGGTCAACATGGGGCCGGCCCGCCCCTCGCGTTGGTTTCAGGACGGTATCAACGCCCTGTGCGACACGCGGATCGCGGTAGACGGACAGATCGGCGCCAGGACGATCGCCGCCTATTCCGCCTGCCAGAAGGACGCGGGCGCGGTGAAGCTGTGCGTGCGGATGCTCGACCGCCTCGATGCGAAGCAGCGCGCCGAATATGACCGCCTTGTTCGCGTGAACCCGAGCCTGAAGGCGTTCCATAAAGGCTGGGTCGCCCACCGCATCGGCAACGTCGATCGCCGGAAATGCGGGCGCCCGGCTGCATGATCAGCTTCTCGCACCTCGCTCTCGCCGGCGCACTGGCGGCATGCGTCGCCGGCATCGGCGGCTTCGCCTACGGCACCCGCGTCGGCACGGCGCAGGAGCAGGCTGCGCAGAAGCGCGCAGACGACGCGGCCGAGGCCGAGCGCGCCAAGCTGCAGGGCCAGATCGATAGCTCGGCACAGGCCCACCAGTCGGCTGAATACCAGCGCCAGGCCAACGTCAGGGAAATCTACCATGAATCGCAAAAGGTCATCGAGCATCCTGTCTATCGCAATGTGTGCGTCGATGCTGATGGTGTCGGCTTGCTCGACCGTGCCGCATCGATCGCCAACGGCGAAGGTGTCCGCGAACTTGCTGGCACCGCCTCCGAAACTGCCCTCGGTCCAGCGCAATAGCGCGGGCGAGATGTCCGGCGCTGAGGCGCTGCCCAGCCTGACTGCGCTCTACGACGTTGCCGGGCAGATCCGCGCGGCCTTCATCGAACTGCAGGCCGAAGTGCGCCTGGCATTGGGAAGCAGCGATGCGCAAGGCCGATAGCCTGCGGCGCTGGCTCACCGCCTGCCTGCCTCTCGACTTCAAGGATCATCCCGACCGCCTGCAGATCTACATCGAAGGCGGCCAGATCGCCGCGCGCCAGTCGCGCACCCTGTCGTTCGTCTACCAGTACACCTTGAAGGCGCTCGTCACCGATTTTGCGGGTGACGCTGACCGCCTGATGGTCCCCATGCTCGCATGGATCGCGAAGGAACAGCCGCAGCTGCTGCGCCGGCAGGACGGCCAGCCTTTTGCCTTCGAAGCCGAACTGCTCGACGCCGACACTTCCGATATCGAGATCTCGCTCGACCTGACCGAGAATGTCATCGTGACGCCGCGCACCGACGGCAGCGGCTACGATGTCGCGCATCCGCCCGAGCCGGACTTCAGCGACAGCTTCGCCGGCGTCAACGCCAGCTTCACCGATGCCTTTGCGGGTGACATTCTGCTGCGACTCGCGGGCGAGCCATGACGGACGAACTGGCCGAGATCGAGCAGCTGGCCGGCGCGATCCTGCGCAGCCTCTCATCGGCCCCGCGCCGCGCCCTGATGCGCCGGATGGCGCGGGAACTCGCCATCAGCCAGCGCGAGCGAATCACCGCGCAGCGCCAGCCTGACAGCACCGCCTTCGAAAAGCGTAAGGCCAAGGCCCCGCCAGTACCAGGGCGCGGGGCGGCCTGCTTCCTCTACCCGGCTGGCGGCGGCGGCGAGCCGCGCCGGGTCATCATGAAAAGCTTCACCTGGGGCACCGGCCACATGCTGACCGGCTTCGACATCGAGGCGGGCGCCATCCGCTCGTTCGAGTTCGACAAGATCGTCAAATGGCTTCCGGTCCCCGAGGAGCATCGCAATGCCGGAGGCGGGAAACTGCGCCGCCGGGGCGGTCTGCGGCGGCGAGCGATGTTCCGCCGGCTTGCCTCGTCGCGATTCCTGAAAAGCGGGACCGACGATCAAAGCTTCTGGGTCGGATTTACCGGCAAGGTGTCGCAGATCGCAGACATACATCAGCATGGCTTGCGGGATAAGCCATCGCTGCACGCAAACGCCGTGCCCTACCCCAAGCGCCAACTGCTGGGTGTGACGCCGCGTGACCGGGAGCGATTGTTGGGCACGCTATATGCTCATCTATCTACGAGCTAAACGGCAGGTGCTCCGTTCAGGTCATCGCAAAGCCGGGAACGGTTAATCGTGCTCGGGGCTTTGAAGTGTCGTGAGCAACGATCCCCAACACCTGGAAAAGGCGGCTGCACGATGTCGGAGGCTAGCGACGACCGTAGGCGACCTAATGACTGCACAGCGGCTTCTCGATATTGCCCTGGAATATGAGACTGAAGCTTCGGCGATTCGAGGTAGGCCTCAAGACCCGCCAGATCCTGCTATAACGCCCTAAGTTTCCGGTGCCTCATGTCGTGCCGGAAGCGCAGTTATAAACGCGATCCGGCGAAAACCGGCTTTACGGTTACAACCCATTGCGGGCTTTGAGATTGTTACTTAAATTGAATTTTGGACGGTAGGATACGCCGAGGTTTCCATGAGCGATTGCGAGAAGGCAAAAATGGCCATGAACGACGTTTTTTCGCTCGTTCAAAGAGTCCGAATTGATAACGATTTGCTGATAGAAAGCTCGCAGCAAGCGATCGCGGAAAGCTATAAGGTTTTGCAGAAAGCTCACGAAGCAAGGCGCCGCAGGTGACACAATCATTTTGCCGCGACAGGCCTGATTAAACGGCAGCTATCCACCAAAAGCGCCCATCTGTGCCGTTCCGGTCACGCCCATTGCAGACATCTAGTCAGGCTGATCCAAACCATAGATGTCGAGATCAAGCAGCAAGCCGCGCTCGCTTAGGCGCAACAGCGTGTCAGACCGCAGCGTCAAACCTTCGTTCCAGCTATCAAGGAATAACCCGCAGAATGCCCGTCCACGGTAGCGCTGCGAAAAAGATCGCCATGAAACGAGATCGTCCGACAAGCCGTCAAGCAAGGCGTTGATTTGACCATCCAGGTCACCCGGCTCGCAATCGTTGGCATTGACCGTCCACGATCCGATCGCCGACGTTTTCACCGCTCCTGACCTCGTCACCCACGAGCCGCCCTTTCTTACGCCAACGGTAGGTTCGGCACCCAACGCTGCGGTAATCTCTCCCGGATCGAGATCATCACCGAAAAAGCCAATTGAAGCGGCGGATTTATGCAGGATACCCATAGAGCCTCAATTACATGAACTGATGACTGCCGCTAGGAAGCAGACTGACAGATTTCCACCCAAAATCGCCGATCAGCGACGTTCCGGACACGCCCTCCTTGCGGACATTCGTTTGCGAACGCATTCTGCCTCCTCATCGAGGAGCACCAATTTGAGCGAAGACGCACGCAACTCGCTTTATCTGTGGGCAGCCGGATTAGCGTTCGTCGGTCTGTTTTGGGCGGCGCTGCATTTCGAGTGGCTCACAGGCGTGCCCGACCGATGGCTCTGGCCGCTCGTCGGCACCATTGCCGTCATCAACCTTGCCCAGACTGGCTGGGGCTTTTGGAAGCGGCGCGCATCTAACCCGAAGAACCCAAATCGAAACGGCAGCTAGCGGCCTCTGACGCGAAATTCCGGACAGTCTCGTGCCGCCCCTTTGCTGACGTACGAGCGTCCTTGTGAGGCCCACCATGGCAATACTGTGGAACATCATGCAATGCTCCTCGTTTGCTGACCATGCTGGCTGCCACGCACATCGCATTTGCTTACAGGGGCCGGAGATTAGACCGCGCAGGTATCCAGTTAAGTTATTTGTGGCGTCACGGTCGGTTGCCGCGCTTGGACGATCCGCGCCTATTCACCGAATGGGTGCAGCACCGCAAGCTGTATGACCGCGACCCCCGATTGCCAGTCCTCGCAGACAAATGCTCTGTCAAAGCTTGGGTAGCCTCTAAACTCGGTTCAAGCTGGGTGATCCCGACGTTGTGGCACGGTGCGGTGTTGCCCTCCGACCCATTGTGGCCGAAGCCTTTCGTTATAAAGTCGCGGCATGGCTGCAATCAGACCCGTTTCGTGTTCGAGAATACTGCTAATTGGCTGAGTATCAGGCGCGATTCTGCAAGGTGGATGAAAAGCCGGTATGGTGGCTGGCTTAGCGAGTGGTTGTACGGCGACATCCCGCGTGGACTGCTTGTCGAGCCGTTCATTGGCGAGAGCACAACGCTGCCCATCGACTACAAATTTTACGTATTCGGCGGTAGGGTTGAATACGTGCAAGTGCATCTCGGGCGCGGCTCGCGGCATCGGTGGATCGTGCTCGACCGTGCTTGGCGGCGGGTATCCGCCGCATCTGAAGATGCCGATCCGGTTCGCCCACGAGCTCTCGCGCAGATGCTGGCGGGTGCAGAGTACGCATCCGTTGAGCGTCGCCTTGCCCGGGACGTGACAGACCGCTCTCTTAAGGTCGCTCTTGAGCGCGGTCGTAGGAGCGGTTTTTGTGGGTCAGATCACGGTTTTCGGCGGGCCTGAGCGTCGGCGGCGCTGGGGCGAGGACGAGCGGGCGAAGATTCTGGCGGAGGCATTTTCTCCTGGCGCCTGCGTGGCGCGTGTAGCCCGCCAGTATGACGTATCGACGGCGCTGGTTTACACCTGGCGCCGTAAGGCGTGCCTGGAGGCTGGGGTGGCGGGCGCTGCGGCGTCGGCGCAGGTCGGCTTCGTCGAAGCCGTCGTCCTTGATGACGGAGGCAGCAAGCCGTTACCGTCGCCGCCGGCTGTTGTGGTGGATCTGCCTGGTGGGCGGCGCGTGAACAT